AGATCCAATACAATACTCGACCCCTCTCTATCACAAGCGTATTCGTAGTTCGGCACTATGGAATCCGATTTATTGCGTGGCAAGAGAAGCATCGAAGCAGATCGCCCTCATGAAGTAATCTGTCATCGTTGCAAACATCGCAAACCTCAGTTGATGGCTCTACCTTTATTCCGCTATTTGTAAAAGTAGCAGTTAGTCCAGAGCCATCAATGATTTGTAATTCACCCATTTATTCACCTCCTTCAAAATACCATTTTCCATTAGCTGTAAGTTTTGCCCATTTAGGTTCGCATTGTTTTGCTTTACATACATACCCATAATATGGCTTTCCTCCTTTAGATATTCCTTCTTTAAGAATATGACCATGCTCGCAAGCAGGCGGTTCATTAGGTATTGATGCACCAATCTCTGATACAACATCTCCAACAGTCCAAGCAACTGGAGCAGGTTCTTTATCAGCTTCAAATGATGATCTGAGTGCGGTTTCAATTGCAGCAGATCTCCCAGACTTTCCGTAAATGTTTTGCTTTGCCTCTAGTTTGTCTTGAAATGATTGAGGCTTTTCTTGATTTACTCTATTTACTTTTTCCATTTCTTCACGGCTTGGAGCGTTTTTTTCAGTCCCGATATTTGCGCACTTAAAAGCAACACCGCGACTTGAAGTTTCCGCATTCTCCAACGCAAAATCACGATTGACACCGCGATCCGAAATAACTTCTTGCGCATGTCCCATTGCGAAGGGCTGTGGGTCATCCGCGTGTTTGAATAATTTGCAAACAACAATGAATCGAGTGTTTGATGCCTCGATAATCTCTGTTCGTATTGCTCCATCTTTATACCTTTCCCAAAATATGTTTGATCTTTCTTGAACTGTGGTGTAATCGTCTAAATTAAAAGCCATTGCTAGTCCTCCCAGTTTTCATCTTGGACTGCATCAAGCACAGTTTTATAGACAGATCCATAGGCAATGAAGTCTTTGATACTGTCGTAATGATCTGGGGTTTCACTAAGCCTAGAAACCTTGACCAACGCCATACATAAAGCAGCTTGGTGCGGTGTGATTGGGAAGTCGAGATAAGCAGACCATAAGCCTGCAATTCGTTTGTGGTTGTAATACGGATGTCCATAGACCGCTCCACGCTGTTGAATTGTAGTAATGACCTCATCGAATAACTGCTCAGTATTTGTCGGCATCGATTTTGTTTTCTATCATCCTGCGGTGCATATCCCAGCCATCTTTACGACCACGCCAGTAATGCGTTTGCTTTGCGCTTTCGTGTAATCCATAAGCCCAGATAATTGCAACCATTGATGCAACCCAAACTAGACCAGCTTCTTTTAGCGTCATTTTGTTGCCCACTCCCTTAGATCATTTGGCAGAACGACAGGATCTCTGTCATCGATTACTGTATAGATTGCTCCTGACGGATGAATTGATGGTGGAGCAGCCACATAGCCCTTCCATTTAATATCAATTCCAGTTTCTAGTTTGCCAGCAAAAACATCACTTGGATTTGCTTTGTAATAAAGATGATAACCATCGCCTGTTTTGACTGTGTAAGTTGGGGCAAATCGTTCATCAATGTTGCCACCATTACGGAAATCAATATCAAACACGACCATTCCTGATTGATAACAGGCTATGCCTAGATTGATTTTTTCATCATAATCAAACCAGAAGTTAATAAGTTTCTGATCGGTTGTAGCTGATAGATAGGCTCTTTGACATAAATCAAAGTGTGGATCTTTTTTCTTAGGCAATAAAGGCAATACAGCCCAACCTCTATCTGCATACTCCAAAGCAGCTTCTCGGCTGCCAGTATCTAGTTTCATGTCGCTCCCTTACATATCCACAGGCTCTCTGTGAATACATAAAGGATGACCTAAATCAAGTTAATTATCTACCTGAGTGTCGGCGTGTTCTATAACGATTAGATAAAGCCAAAGCCCTCAACAGTATCGATATGATCATCAATCGTGCGGGGTTGATAGTCTGTTTCACACTCCATACGACTTTCCAAGAACTGTAAAACTGCCATCTTTATTGATTGGAATAAGCGTGGGCGTCATGTTTTTGCCATCCCAGTCTAAAATTACTATGCCCATTTGCCAGTTAGCAATGCCTTTTATGTAAGAGGCTTTGGCTTTGTTCATTAAATTCCCAGTTTCTATGCCATAAATCGTCCTGTATTGCCCTCCTAAGCCCTCAGAAAAAGATGATAGACCCAATTTATGGGTATGCCCACAAACTACGCTCTTACCGACCTTTTTGGCAAGATTTAGGGCAGTCAAGCCTGCATTGGGATTTGCATTACTTTCGTCCCCATGCGCTAATATCCAATTTTTTTCAAACTCATAAAATGATTTGTGGAAGGTTATGCCTAGACTATCGAAATCCATAAACTTGGCGTATTGCAACTCTGGAAGTGAAAGCATTCCTGGCACTTTTAGAAGTGTGTTGTAAAGCCGATCTGTGTGGTTTGATCTAACAATATGCGCTTCTTTAGCATTTTCGGTTAATGACCAAAGGATCTCTTGAGTAGCTGTGCGGTCTTGATCAAGGGTTTGCTGATAAGCCAAAGGTGTTTTCTCAGCCCATCGAGAAATGGTTTGAAAGTCAATCTCATCGCCAACGCATAGAACGCTATCAAACTTCTCACGCCTTGCAAGTTTAATGACATTTTTGACAGCTGCTTCATGGTGGTATGGGATTTGTAAATCTGAAATTACCAGATATCGCTTAATCGTTATCCTCATCGTCAGTTGGATCAATGGAAGGAATTATTCCGCCATCGCCTACAATCCAATCAGGGAAAGTCTTATGCTCGGTCATTAACCAAAAGGCGTGTTCTGGTGTAAATCCTGCTTTGCGAGCTGCTTTATAGCATTCATGCAAAGCCGTATAGTGCTGATCTAATTTACTTAACGGCTCAGGAGAATGGCGAACGATACGCTTATTGATCTTTTTGCGTTTAGAAGGTTTGCGTGTGTTCGCCATAATTAAAATTATGACTTATTGATTAGGACAAAGAGATCATCGACACGCTTTTCAAGTCGATTTATTTGATCCTTTATTGATGAGCCACCATTCGGTTTAAGTTCAGCTAGATAGGATTTAATAACCCAACGCAGAGCCAGCAATAAACTGCTTGCGATTGCGCAGCCACCAACGGCTAACGCGACCCAATCGTTTGGCGTCATTTCGCATCGATACCATAATCAACCTCTTTACCAGAAGTAGGATCAATGGCTTTGATTAAGGGTGCAATTAACGCGCCAAGCATTACTGCATATTCAGGCTTGATATCTCCCACAATGGCTAAAGCCACAGTAATTCCAGAAGCTGCAACAGCTCTTAAATATGACTTGATTGCTGCTTTGTGTTTCTTGGTCAGTTTCATTACTTGCCTCCTAGTAGTGGGATGTTAAAAAAGTCGCCTGATTGATTTGGTTTGAACGAAATATGAATATGTTTGTGGTGTGGATTTATGCCAGTATATTTTTTCCAACGCCAAAATGATCTTGCTGAGCATATTTTCTCTGCATGGATTATATACGAAATACGCTTATCCGATTTTGCTGCAAGTCGAATTTGATCTGCCAAAGCATGGCTAATCCCTTGTTCGTCAGATAAGCCAGCGTCAATGTCAATGGCGCAAACTTCTCCTGATGGTAATGGGTTATGGTCGGATTTTCTAAATTGATGCTTAAGATCACCGATCCATCCATCAGACTTCCTGCTGCGATCCATGAATGCATCATCAACTTGTTCCCGAAGTTGAACGGCAGATTTAGATAACCAAGCCTTCATTAGCCAAGCAATACTTGTAGTTCATCAGCTGTTAAACCAAGTCGATCAGCAATTGCTTGGCGTGCTGTTAATTTTGCTTCGGTTTCGGCTACCTGATTGTCTAATCTAATTTTTGAAGCAGTCGCTGCTTTATTGATTTCCGCAATTTCTGCTTTTGTTAATTCAATTTCTTTTGCTTCATTGGTTGAACAATCGATTACCAGTTTTTTTAATATCTCAGCCATTTTATCTCCTAGTTCTGTCCGTATAGTGAAAGAGTGCCAGTGTAAGTTCCTGTTACTGCGTAAAACTTGATGTTAGAAATAGCACTTGTGCCAGCATACATATAGTCGGTGTGTTGATAAGTTGTGTTAATTTTTGTAGATGCATCATATTGCCAACCCACTAAATAAGAAGTCATAATTTTTACATTGGTTTGAGTATAATTGTGGTATTCCTGAGTTATGCTAAAACCTTTTACATTGTCCATATTGTTGTGGAGTTGCATTGCTGCGCTAGGAACATCTAAATCTGCACTAGCAATACCAGCAGTGCCATATTGATTTGCTCTATACATGGCTGCTGTATCTGCATTAAACTCAAAATAATTCTGTCCATTGCCATCAGCACTTGGCACTAAACTACCAACTAAATATAGTTTTTTGTATGTATTTGGTATGCTTGCAAATTCGATAGTTGATGCAGCCGAAGGTGTAGCAGTTGCAATTAAACTAAAACCACCACTACCAGCAGGAGCAGCCCAAGTTGGAACACCGCCAGCAACAGTTAAAACATTACCTGTGCTGCCAATTCCAAGTCTTGTGTTTGTGTTAGCTGTGGATGAACGATATTCAATATCGCCAAGAGTTGTTGAAGGGTTTAAGTTTTTTGTTGTGGTATCAACAGAAGTGCCAAGCGATCTAATCGCGGATGCGCCATCTTTGACCAGCGCGGTGTCGTCTGGTGTTGTCCAGCCATAATTAGTAGTGGTTGCCATATTGTCCTTTATCTCAGGCTACGATTGTAGCGTATTCCCATGTCAAAGTTGTGGATAAGGTGTTCCAAGCCTCACCAACAGGCACAGTATTCCATCGCATAGCGACTTGGCTGAACGCAACTGGTGAAAGATTTATTGTTAAAAATAGTTCATTGAACCTAGTGCTCCAACGCCATCCTTCAACATAACCTTCAAACTCACCATCTGAAATCTGCGTAGGTAGGTTTTGTATGTTTAAGGGCTGACCCATAAAGATCCCAAGCAAATTATCCCGATCTGAGTTATCCATCTCAGGATTTGTTATTGGGAAAGTGATGCTTTGAAATACTGGTAATGGAAAGGCTCTCTGGGCAATATAGCGATCTGCCACAGCTTGAGCATCTATTGCTGAATGAATTGTCGAATTAATACTTTCACCTTTGTAACCATAAAGTGCAATTGATGATGCTGATGATGCAGTTTTTTCTTGGCTAAAATTTGAGCCATAATTGATAATAATGTCATTTCTAATATCACCTGATCTAGTGATGGTTGATAAGCCTGATCCTAAAGCATGGTTTGCATCAAGATCAACATAACCATTTGCCAACAGATAAGTTTGGCGATGATCTG